GCAAACCTCCGATTTTTCCTGAGGACGTAAAGTACAACCGAAAGCACGGCCAATACATTACCCTTATTAATTGCAACGAAAATAAGGGCGGTCATATATTAATTGAACTTGCCAAGCGATTACCTAAACGCAAATTTCTTGGCGTGCTTGGAAGCTATGGCGAGCAAATAATTGACGACACTTTAAAAAATTTAAAGTATGTTGCGCAAACTCCCGATGTGCATTTAATCTATGGCAAAACAAACATTGTGCTTGTGCCCTCTTTTTATGAGTCCTATGGACGTGTAGGTTTGGAGGCGGCAATTAATCGACTGCCAGTTATTTGCACGCCTACGGACGGTTTAAAGGAATGTCTTGGCGCCGCTGGTCTTTACTTTGATCGTGACGATTTAGACGGAATGGCTGCAAAGATTGAAGAGTTAATGAGCGACGAAATACTTTACGACTTTCACCAAAACATTATGCGCAACCTTGCGGACGAACGTTTGAAATACCAGGACCAAGAACTAGAAAGATTCTTTAATTTTATCGTTGACAAAGCAAAAAAACCATACAATGAGTGATTTACTATACAGTCCAACCAATAGCAGTTTTACAGGATATTCCATACAGTTTGTCGACGTGTCGCCAGTTACCGAGCCAGTAACATTGGCCGAGGCTAAAGAATACGCAAGAATTGACGGAGCGAGCGAGGACACTTTAATTACTAGCCTTATAAAAGTGGCGCGCCTACATTGCGAGTCCTATATGGGCAAGGCAATTATTCGAAAAACGGTTACAATTGAATCGTTTGAGTTTCCATACCAATGGCAAATCCCTTACGGCCCTTTAATTGCGGCTGGCGATGTTACAAAGGTTGTAACACTTGACCAAAACAACGCGGAGACCGCTTTAAATTACCAATTAAACGTTGGATTATTTCCAAAGATTAACATTATAGGCGGCGCCCAATCTTACAAATTTAAGATGGTTTACATTGCTGGATTTACAACCGTTCCCGAGGATATTAAGCTGGCCATTAAAATGATGGTTAACACGCTTTACGAACGTCGCGAGGATGTTATTATTGGCAGTATCGTAGCTGATTTCCCCCTTGGAGTAAAAGCTTTGTTGATGCCTTATAAAACTTATAACTGGTTTGGAGCGTGAGGACAAACAACGAAATTAAAGCGGGCGATTTGCGCGAGCGAATCCAATTTTTAAATCCAAATTTATTTGCAGACGGATATGGCGGTTTTTATACAACCGCGAGCGTGACCTATATTTGTTGGGCAAAAGTTACAAATCTTAGCGGTACGCGTCAGAACAGCGAGGACCAAATGGTTATAAAAAACAAATGGGAAATTTTAATACGCAGAAACGAATTGGCGCCAGTTACAAAATCAATGCATATTATTTACAATCAAAAAACTTTTGTAATTAGTGAAATAAATGACGTGCAAGAATATAACCGAATGATTAAAATTATAGCAACGCAAAGGGAATAAAATGTTATCATTTGAATTTAACAGAAAAAGTAAAAATGATTTTCTAAAGTATCTTAAAGGATTAGAGGACGATATATTGCTAATCGTTAAAGCTGAAATTGAGGATTCTTTATTAAAAATTGAAAGCGAAGCAACTAAAAAAGTCGCGGTTGATACTGGGGCGTTAAAAAATAGCATTCAAACAAAGCCAATAAAAAAAACTAAAACCTCCGTTGAGGGAGGTGTTTTTGTTGGGGCAGAATACGCGCCTTATATTGAATTTGGAACAGGAACAGAGGTCCAAGTGCCGTCCGAATTATCACAATTTGCAAAGCAATTTAAAGGCAAAGGAATTAAAAAAGTAAACTTGTTGGCAAGACCGTTTTTTTATCCTGAGGTTTTTAAGCAAAGAAATGAGTTGCCAAAAAATATTGAGAAATCACTTGAAACATTTTTCAAAAAACAATGAGAAATATAAAACCATTTATTCGCAAAGCTTATTGGCTGGCTTTAAATAACACCATAAATTTTAAAGGTTTAATGGTTCCTTGTTACGATACTTTTGCGCCTGACAACGCGCAATTTCCTTACATTCTAATTGGAAGTCAAACGCAAGAAGACGACAAAGACAATATATATTATAATTACATTACCACAATCACTTTGGACGTTGTAACGGCTAAGGTCGCGCCCTATGGACGATTAGACGCTGATCTAATTGCCGACTCTATTTTGCAAATTGTTTGCCTATATCCCGAAAATTATTTGGCGCTACAAATTGGGAAAATTGTAACGGCAAAACTTGTGCAGCAAAGTAGTATTTCAAGTATTACCGACACAAATATTGTGCATCGTGAAATAATGACGATTGAAAATTGGGTAAATGGCTAAAATTAATGGCTCGGTTTTATTTGTGACGGTTGGACTTAACAGGGTTGCCAAGTCAACGAGTTACGAGTTGTCCGCTGAAATGGGACAACTTGATAAAACAAGTAATGAGTCGGGTTTTTTTGCAGACCATATTTCAAGACTTGCGTCTTGGTCCTTATCTAGCGAATCTCTTTACATTCAAGACGGCTTTTCCTTTGGCGATTTATTTAACGCTTACGTTAATCGTGAACGCATTTATTTGTCAGCTGGTCAAGACGATAGTTTAACTTTTATAGGTTTGGCAACCATTGAATCGTTAAGCCAGTCGGCGCCAATGGAAAACGTTGCAACTATTTCCGCAAGTTTTAAAGGTGTTGGCGGACTTTACCCCACAATATTACCAGCCGAGCGATTTATTATTGACGAATTATTTCAGATTATAATTGACCAAGACGGAAACTTTTTGGTCTACACTTAATTTTTATACTATTGCATTTTTTCTAATAACTTTTATTTTTAAAAAAAATTAGGATTAACCCCACAAAAATATGGCAACAACTGGCAAATTTAACGGAACCCTTTTAAACGTTTACTTTGGTAACGTATTGATTGGATGCGCCACCTCCTCTGAACTATCTGTAAACGTTGACCTTGCGGACGCAACTTGTAAGGACGACGGCGGCTGGGCGGATCACATTGCGGGTCTTCGCGATTGGTCTATTTCAACCGACGGACTTGCTCAATTTGACGACGTTAATAACGTTGGCGACCTTTACACTCTTTTGAGCGGTCGAAGCATTGTAGCTCTAAAGTTTACGACCAACATTACTGGAGACCTTGTATTTTATGGCAATGCGTCTGTTGCATCAATCAGCATTTCTGCTGAAATGGAGGCCGCGGTAACTTATTCAGTTGAATTTACTGGCAAAGGTCCTTTACTTAAGGCTACCGTAGTACCAGCATCAACTTAATTTTGTTAACTTGCTTGCATGAAACAAGCATCTAGAACAACAATTGAAGTAAATGGTAAAAGTTACCTTGTCAAATTTGGCATGGGCGCTCTTATGCACTTTAGCGAGCCTTTTGGTGGCGATGTCGAAAAGACAATGCAGCAGTTACAATTAGGGGGAATCCAACAAATGAAAGCAATTGGAAAATTTATTTATTCCGCTTTGTATGTCGATTCACTTTACAGAGAAATTGAATTGGATTTAACTTTAGCCGATATTTTGGACTGGTTAGATACCTCACCAATTGGAAGATTGCAAGAAATTAGCGAAGTCATGGCGGCTGGGATAACGGCAATATCCGAGGTTAAAACTCCAAGCTCAAAAAGCTTTGAGGGCGGAAAAAAAAAATAGTATTTAAAGAAATTTGCCACTATGCTCTTGGGGAGTTAGGTCTATCGCCTAACTCCTTTTATTTTATGTCCTTTGCTGAGTACCTATCGGTTTCCTATGGTTACCAGGTAAGGGAAGCAAAGCATGAAAATTTATTTAGAACAATTTGGGTACAATTAAATAACGTAAATGCCTCTAAAAAATCGGATTTAATTAAAAACCCTGAGAAATTCTGGTATATTCCTTTAGTTGATTTTAAGGCAATAAATATACCTACTAAAGAGGAAATGGAAAAAGCTTACGAAATTGCCAAACAATGGCAAAACCTTAAATTTGAAGATGAGGTAAATTTTAACTCGGTTACTAAAAAAATAAGTTAATGGCATCACAGTTAAAAATTGACATAATCGCGGGCATTGATAAGCTATCGGCAGCCCTTAAAGATGTTGAGGGTAAATTTGGCGCGCTTGGAGACAAATTAAAAAACGTTGGTAGTACCTTATCGGTTGCCGTTACGGCTCCGCTTGTTGCAATTGGCGCGGTTGCGGCCAATGAATTTGCTACAGTTGAAAAAGGATTGAGAGAAATAAATTCTCTTTTTGGTTTGACTGGCGCTGAGGCTGAGAAAAATTTTGGAATGCTTACTAAAGTAGCCGAGGACGCATCCAAAGAATTAGGAATTTTGCAAAGTGATGTCGTGCCCGCAATGTACAACGCTATTTCGGCGGGCGTGCCAAAAGAGAATATATTTGAATTTATTAAAGTAGCTGGTAAGGCTGCAATTGGTGGCGTAACTGACCTTAATACCTCTGTCGATGGTTTGACGTCAATTATTAACGCATTTGGATTGCAAATTAGCGACGCGGAATCGGTTGCGGACTCAATGTTTGCAGCAGTACAAGGCGGAAAAACTACTTTTAAAGAATTATCAGATTCAATATTTAACATTGCCCCAGCCGCCGCCGCCGCTGGCGTATCCATGCAAGAAGTAAACGCCGCAATTGCAGCGTTAACCGCTGGCGGTACGCCAACCGCAGTTGCAACGACTCAAATTAGGGCCGCTTTAACTGGATTGCAAAGACCCTCCGCAGAATT